AGCCCTAATTTAACCGATTCAACTCTGTGGCGTACAGTAAGTTATTGTCCGCCATTCTATGGATCGACGCCAATCAATGTAGGCAGTACCAGTGCCGGAGCAGGAACATATCCAGGAAATCGCAATACCTATGGAATGTGGTTCACTCCTCCAGATCTTGGAGTGCGAGTGGTGTGTTTCTTTATCAACGGAGATCCCAGTCAGGGCATTTATCTAGGTTGCGTTCCGGAAACAGGAATCAATCACATGATTCCGGCTATTGGATCAAGCAACAAGTATGTTCCTGGAAATCCAAATCAAACACAAAAATTTGCCAACAGTCCGTTGATGCCAGTAACAGAAATCAACGTGTTAAACGAAGCCATTAACGAAAATCCAAAATTTTACGATCAGCCTAGACCAGTACAGAGTGTGGTAGCCGGAATATTATTTCAGCAAGGACTCAACAAAGATCCTATTCGCGGACCCATTCGCTCAAGCAGTCAACGAGAAAGTCCTAGTTCGGTGTACGGAATATCAACTCCAGGCAAAGCAATCTATCAAGGCGGCGCCAATTCTAAAACAATACGATCTCAGCTGGAAAAAGGAGAAATAACTCCTCAGCAAATAGCAGTGATTGGTCGTCAAGGAGGTCATACTTTTGTCATGGACGACGGCGATCTTGAAGGGACAGATACTTTAATTCGTATACGCACTGCCAAAGGTCATCAAATTACCATGAGTGATGATGGAGATTGTTTTTACATCACTCATGCCAATGGTCAAACCTGGATGGAGTTTGGCAAACAAGGCACCGTGGATGTTTACAGCACCAATTCGATTAACTTACGCACACAAGGCACATTGAATTTACACGCTGATAAGAACATTAATATGTACGCCGGCGGCACAATAAAAATGAAAGCCCAGGAAAAAATGTTCGTGGAAAGTGGCAAAACCATGGTTGTAAGTTCATTGGACAAGCTAGTAATGTCCGGCACAAAGTTTGTGGGCATACGATCAGATGGAACCTTGGGTATCAAGAGCAAAGTTGGAGGGTGGGAAGCCACGTCTGCACTAAACTTCAAAGGCAAAGTAATCAACTTAAATGGAGCGCCAACTCCACCTGTGCCAGAGATAACGCCTCTTCCAAATTACAAATTAGCTGATACAAAATTTAATGCCACCGAAGGTTGGACGGTTGATCCTGGCACGCTTGAAACCATTGTGACCAGAGCACCCACTCACGAACCCTATCCTTATCATGGCAAAGGTGTTAACAACAAAACAGATTTGAATTCAACACCTGCTGTTCAAGATCCAATTCCGTCCACCACTGCCGCAGTGGTGTCAGCGTCCACTACTGCATCAACAGTGTCAGCGTCCACTACACAAACTAATTTGCAGACAAAAGCTGCCAACAAAGCAGTAGCAGCAGCAAAGACAACGTTGACCAAAGAAATCACCGCCGAAAATTATGTCAGCGAACCGCCCGCTAGTAATGCACTCGGTGATGGAGCATAAACTATGATTACAGCTGAACAAGTAACCGCACTCACAGCTCAGGCAGCTGCCAACGCCTATGTTAATCCCTACGACGCCGACGGTAATTTACTGGCAGATTGGCAATTCAGCGACAGTGGAGATCCGGTGTATCTTGGTTCTGAAATTGCCACACGAGGTATTGGCATCTATGGACAAACACCAGCCGGACTGACATTAACTGGATATCTCAAACCCGGAACCATAAGTTTGATCACCGAACCATCACTGACACTGACAGTGTTGAACACTCCAGCAGTATGGACAGGACAGAATGGCATCACAAGTTTGTTGGACTATCTCAATGATCCGATACTGCAAAATCTTGCACAAATTGATATAATGACCGGAGCCTTTGAGGGTTTGATTGATGCTGGTATTTTGACAGGTGGAGAGTCTGCTAGGTATCAAGCAACTTTTGTACAACCTGCCGCTAGATATGGAGTAACTGCGGTCATAAGCTGGGTAAATGATACTGCCAGCACTGATCTTACAAACAATATCTTGATAGTAGCACGACAGGCACAGTACGCTATAGATTTTGTGGACACATATTCGGCATTGCTAAACGTTGGAATAGGTATTTCAGGATTTGAAAACACAGTGGATCGTCAAGATCTTGACCAAGCCGTGACAGATATCATTGGCAACCCCAAAGTTCCTTCAATTGACTATGCTGATACGGCCACAATTGCTACCGTACCCACAATCGTCAATGAAGACGGTGTATTCCGTTTTGCTCCAGGTAAACCAAAGGATTAAATAATAAACTATGGCCACATTCATTGGATTCAACACACAAGATCAATTTAAAAAGTTCACCCTAGTGGATGATGCACTGATCAAGCGCGACTTGCTAAATGCGCTAAACATACGTCAAGGGCAACTGGTGGGACGCCCTGGGTATGGCACAGCACTTTGGGACAATTTGTTTGAAAATCAGACCAACGAAACTGAAGCAGCAATCACTAGAGAAATACAACGTGTTGCAGGTGGCGATCCACGGTTGCAAATCTCTAGCATAGACATATTTCCCCAGGAAAACGGCATGCTAATACAGCTAGAATTAACCATAGTGCCCAGCACCGATGCTGAACGTTTGAGCATATTTTTTGATCAGCAAACACGCCGAGCCAGTTATATTTGACATCTTAAACTGAGCCGTTTTTCACTGCCATAAATATAAGACCATGGCAAAGACTACTAGACAGACAGCAATATTTGGCGTTGAAGATTGGAAAAGAATCTATCAAACCTATCGTGAAGCAGACTTCCAAAGCTACGATTTTGAAACTCTACGCAAGAGTTTTGTAGACTACTTACGTCTTTACTATCCCGAAACATTCAATGACTACATTGAATCATCAGAATTTATTGCCATGCTCGACGTCATGGCCTTCATGGGTCAATCATTGGCCTTCCGTACAGATTTAAACACACGTGAGAACTACATTGACACAGCTGAACGTAGAGATAGTGTAGTACGGCTTGCCAATCTAGTAAGCTATACTCCAAAGCGTAATATTTGTGCATCAGGGTACTTAAAAATATTCAGTGTGCAAACCACAGAAAATGTAACAGATTTCAACGGTATTGATCTTGCCAACGTAACCGTAAACTGGGCAGACCCCACCAACTTTAACTGGCAAGAACAGTTCACTGCAATTATCAATGCTAGTTTGGTCGATAGTCAACGCATTGGTCGTCCTGGCAATCGTACTACTATTCTAGGAGTAGATACCAACGAGTACAGTATCAATTTAGTGCCAGGATTCTTACCTGTAATTCCTTACAATGCCACTGTGGATGGTATTAACATGCCATTTGAAGCAGTTAATGCCAGTACCATTGGTCAAGATTATGTGTACGAACCAAGTCCACGACCCAATGGCATATTCAACATGTTGTTCCGCAACGACCAGTTGGGATTTAGTTCGGCCAACACAGGTTACTTCTTTTTGTTCAAGCAAGGTGTGTTGCAAAATCAAGATTTTAATTTGGCCGACCGTGTGAGTAACCGAGCAGTAAACATCAATATCGAAGGCGTCAACAACGACGACCGTTGGTTGTATCAACTTGATAATGTTGGTTCAATTGCCAGCGAGTGGAATTTTGTTGAAAGTGTGTACGGTGCAGCAGCCGAACAAACTGCCCCCGGTCTACGCAAACTTTTTTCAGTGTCATCTCGTACCAACGATCAAATTACATTGAACTTTGGTGATGGTGTGTTCTCAGAAATTCCGGTGGGACAATTCCGTGCCTATGTGCGTGCATCCAACGGATTAGAATACATTATCAATCCAGAAGAAATGCAATCAGTGGTATTGCCAATTAGCTATGTGAGCCGTACTGGACAACTTGAAACAATCACATTTACTTGTGGAATTTCTACACCTGTGTCAAACGCCACAGCTCGAGAAAGCATTGATGAAATCAAACAACGTGCTCCAGCCAGATATTACACACAAAATCGTATGGTCAACGGTGAAGACTACAACAACTTTCCGTTTACTGCCTATAATTCAATTCTAAAATCAAAAGCACTAAACCGCGCTTCAATAGGCACAAGTCGTTATCTTGAATTGGTTGACAACACAGGCAAGTACGCCAGTACAAATGTGTTTGGCAGTGACGGTGCGTTGTATGAATCTTTTAATTTGCCTAGTTTTCAGTTTACCTTCTTGACCAACAACGAAATTTCCAATGTAATTACCAATCAAGTTCAGCCCTTGCTAGCCCAAAGTCAAAGCATACAATTTTACTATTCTAAATTTCCTCGTCCTTCATTGACACCGTTAAATGTGGGATGGAATCTAAGTACCAGTTTGGCCAACTCAACCACAGGATACTTTACTAACGCCGCCGGCGTTGCAGTACCAATTGGTCCATTTACCAGCGATAACAAAAAGTACATTACAATTGGAAGTCTGGTCAAGTTTGTTCCACCAGCTGGATATTATTTTGATGCCAACAACAGACTCAAAGCAGGCACTCCCACTCGTGCCGACGAGAAGTTGATTCTGTGGGCAAGTCCAATTGCAGTGGTATTGGATGGCACCAACAACGGACTAGGCAATTTGCCAGATGGATCAGGGCCAGTGGCACTAAACAACTACATACCGACAGGTGCTGTGGCCACAGAAGTAATTCCAATTTTTGTTACAGATTTATCAACTACTTTTGAGCAAAGCATGGCTGAACAGATTCGATTGAATCGTGACTTTGGAATAGGTTATGACAGCCTCGGCACTATCACAGGCACTGCCGGAACATGGTATTTAATTACCAGCACTAACTTGGCAGTTGGTGCACCATGGAGTCAGACTTTTGCAGGCAGTACCGCCGGTACAAATCTTGATGCTAGTTGGTTTGTGCAATTTGTTACTGATGGTAGCACCTACACAGTAAGTTCTCGAGCCCTGGATTATTATTTTGGT